GTATATGGTTCGGCCGCACCACCAGCATATGTACCCGTGTAGGGTTCAGTTGGAACACCAGTGTAGTCGCCTGTATAGGGTTCAGATGGTGCACCCGTATAGTTTCCAGTATAGGGTTCGGGTGGTGCCCCTGTATAGTCACCAGTATACTGTTCATCAACTTCACCAGTGTATTCACTAGCGTAAGGCTCTGAGGGTGCACCTTCATAGTTTCCAGTATAAGGTTCAACGGGGACACCAGTGTAATCGCCACTGTAAGGTTCTGTTACACCACCTTCGTAGTTACCAGAGTAAGGTTCTACTGGTGCACCAGTGTAATCGCCAGTGAAGGGTTCGACTGGATCACCAGTGTATTCACCAGTGTATGGTTCGACTGGATCACCAGTGTATTCACCAGTGTATGGTTCAGGCACCCCACCTTGATAATCGCCGGTGTAAGGTTCATCAACGACGCCAGTATACACTCCTGAATAAGGTTCGTCAACGACGCCAGTGTACTCACCAGTGTATGGTTCATCGATGACACCAGTATAATCCCCAGTGTAAGGTTCTGAGTTTTCGCCAGCATAGTCACCAGTATATGGAACAACGTATGCTACTGTATAACCTTTAACATAGTCTGTAAGGTAATCACCGGAATACTCACCAGTGTATGGTTCGTCAATACCACCTGCATATTCTCCGGTGTATGGTTCTACGGGGGCCCCAGTGTATCCGCCAGTGTATGGTTCATCAACGACACCTTGATACTCACCAGTGTAGGGTTCGACTGGATCACCTGTGTAGTCACCAGCATAGGGTTCTGACACCCCACCCTCATAATCGCCTGTGTAGGGTTCTGATACTGCACCTTCATACTCACCTGTATAGGGTTCGACCGGATCACCTGTATAATCACCAGTGTAAGGTTCAATTATTGTTCCTGCGTATTCACCTGTATAGGGTTCAGAGTTTTCACCAGTATAGTCGCCGGTGTAAGGCTCTTCGGGTGTTCCGGTATAGTCGCCTGTGTAAGGTTCTTCGGGTGATCCTGTGTATTCCCCAGTATAAGGTTCTGACACTCCACCTTCATAGGTACCCGTATAAGTTTCGGCCGGAGCACCTGTATATTCTCCGGTGTATGGTTCTACAGGAACACCAGTGTATTCGCCAGTGTAAGGTTCAATTGGAGCGCCTGTATATTCTCCGGTATAGGGTTCTTCAAGAACACCCGTGTACTCCCCAGTATAGGGTTCATCCACTATACCAGTGTATTCGCCAGTATAGGGTTCGACCGGATCACCTGTATAATCTCCAGTGTATGGTTCTAGAACACCACCAGAATAATCCCCAGTGTATGGTTCGACTGGATCGCCCGTATAATCACCAGCGTAAGGTTCTGCAATCTCTCCAGTGTAATCACCTGTATAAGGTTCTGTAATTACTCCAGTATAATCACCGTCATACGGTTCTAGATTTTCACCAGTGTATCCACCAACGTACTCTTCGGAATCAGTTCTCTCATAACCGCCAGTATAATCAAATGCGGTCTCCCTTGTATACTCTCCAAGGTAGGGTTCTGATATGTCTCCGGAGTAATTGCCATCATAGGGTTCTTGGTCTTCACGACCATATTCACCAGTGTATGGCTCTGAATCGGATCTTTCGTAATCCCCTGCATAAGGTTCTTCAAGAATACCAGTGTATTCCCCAGTGTAGGGTTGAAGTATGTCACCACCATAATCACCCGTAAAGGGATCTGTTTGATTACGTTCATATTCACCGACGTACAATGCGAGATACTGTGCTTGATAATCAGTCTGATAATCTGTTGAGTAATCACGGAGATAGTTTCCGGTGTAGATATCGGCCTGATAATCTGAACTATAGACCGATGTATAGTCGGACTGATAATTGCCAGAATAGATATTCTCATATTCTGAAATATAGTTCTGGTCGTCGTAGTTTGCTTCATAGTTTGAAGAGTATAGACCCTCATAGTTTGAGGAGTAATCACTGGCATAATCACCCGTATAAGTCTCTTCAACATAAACCGAATCATATGTTTCAATGATGTCGGTACCTTCATAGTCTGAGGTATAGTTTTCTGAAACATCGACACCAGTATAAGAGGCTTCATAGGCAACACTGTAATTGCCGGTAAAGATTTGATCGATGAAGTCGGAGACAAATGCACCAGAATAATCTAGGTTAAAGGCAACTTCATAACTACCTGTATAATCTGCTTGGAAATCACCCGTATATAATGCAACGAAGTCTCCGGTATAATCACCCGTGAACGTTGACACATAATCTAAGAGGTATTCTCCTGTAAAGTCACCAGTATAATTGCCAGTATAGTTACCAACATACTCTTCTTCATACCCTGCGATACCCGTGTAGCCGGGATCATCAAAGAATGTTCTTCGGGTATCGACTGCGGTACCTTGCGCTCTCCATGTGCCTGTATCTGTTGGTGCACCCTGTTCTGAACTACGTAATTGATATTTACCAACACCCGTGTCCATTATCAAACGTTTGATGCGTTCTCCAAATGTGAACTGCATCTGAGCATCGGTCATCGCACGAATACCGGCAAATACCTGATTCTCTCGATAAATTGCGAGTGGGTTGGTTCTTGCTGGTCGAGTACCTTCTCGTTTCACCCATATATGATAGGATACAGTAGTACCGTCACCTCGTGTGTCTGTGAAGATGTCTGGCAAGAATTTGACGTAACCTGCGCCAGGCTGACCGGAACCAAGTCTCATGACGCCGGGCAATTCGTCAGTAAATATCTTATTGAGAAGTCTAGTTGCGGTTATATCCAACTCTGTGTCGGACATCTCCTTTATACCACCACGAGTCCGATCCCAATAGATAGGGTTCTTCTTGTCGGGGCCTGATTCTAAAACCGATCCATCGTTTTGAAAAAGATCTGTTTCATCCGACACAATGGTTGGGGGACGATTCAACTGAACCGATATTGTATCCAAAACATTACTGGCATTTGCAGTCTGTGCGACGTTTTCGAGGTCAGTTGAACTTGTGTTGATAGTTGCGTTAAGTGATCCAATGCCGGTAAGAGTAAGACGAATGGTTGTACTAAAATCGCCCGACAATGTGGGAGATGTAAAGTCTTGCCATGTTACGTCTGTCCCACTTTCTATCGCGGCCGCGGGATCAGTGTTGAGAATCTCTGTGGTGTAAGTTGCAGTACCGGAGAGACCCAACGAGTAACTAATTGTTTCGAAACCATTTCCGGTTGAGGTTGCGGTACCACTGAAGTTTATTTCGATAATGTCATCGACATATAGAGTTGAGGGTACACCACCCCCAGTAATTTCGTTGGTGTGTGTCCCTACGCCAGTATCGGATGAGATTGTGATGTTTGCGGTAGTGGATGCAGTGATAGGTTCTGCAACTGCGTTCTCATCAAAGATAGTATTTTCATATGTACCGACAAGTTCAGCACCACCCGCATCGATGCGAGACAGGGATGCAACATCAGCCGAGTCCGCCAACGAAAGATGAACACCTGCCTGATAGGCGAGGTAGTCTTCTTCCGATAACAGAATCTCCTGTACTTCTCCTGCTGATCTACTTTTTAACGGACGATACGGCATTAACTCTAACTCAAATTTTCCTTTTACTATTTATGGGTTTTTTGAATTAGAATATTCAATGCCTCCTTAATATCTGAAATATCTTTTTCTAAGGAATCGAGACGCTCGCGATCAGACCGCTCTTGTTCGGCCTTTTCTGCACGGAGTTTTTTGCGAGCATTGGATTGATCATAAGCGGCACGATCCGTGTTAAGGATCGCACCGCTTTTCATGTCGCGGACTAGGTGTGGATAACCCTCCACCTTCATATAACGACTCATCGATTAGTGAAGGAAACTGAGGTTGATTTCTTCTACTGTAGGTGAACCAACTGATCCAACCATTACAAGTTTTGTTTGTGCTTGATAGAATGGCTTCAAGGTTCCGTTTCTACCACCAGGCAAGAACTCTACAACTTCCGTTGTTAATCCATTATTACGTGGTACTTCTCGCGTTGGTTCTTGTCTTCGCCAAGGTTGCAATGTTATATCCTCATCTGCATCTGCAGTTCTGTAGTAGAAGAGTACATCTGAACTATCTGGTAGACCACATACAATCCGTGCATCAAGACCCGTCGCGGGTTCTGGTAATGACACTGGTGTACCGATATGTTTCGATCCAGCAGTACCACCCGATGGATTAGTTTCCGAAACGGCCTCAAATACATCTGGTGTTGTATCTGGATTGTCCATTGCATAACCTGCAACAATCAAAGATGTTCGTTGTAGGTCTACCATTGGTGAGACGTAATCGTTACCAGACTTGTAGTCAACCTTGATGTATATAGACCGTTCACCTGTAGGCAGATTATCGGTCTCCATCTTAGTTGAATACGCAGCTCTTGGTTTTTCAAAGTCTACATTGATGTTTGGTGTGATTCGAATATATTGTGGATCTTGTGTGAATCGTGTGTTGGTACCACTGATATAAGAACCAGAAGTAAACTTACCAGATACATCAATAGAGGATGATGGTGGCACAGAGTTCTCTAACTGCAAACTTGCAACGGAGAAGATGTGGTTCGCACCAGAACGTACCTGAGTTCCACCTCCAAATCCTGTCTCTGTTGCATTCGAAGTAGCGTTGAACGTGTAGGCGTTCAGAGATGCGGAAATGATAGTCTGATTACCGTTGAGTTCGGCAGCAGGGATACCATTAGTGTCCACTGCACCAGCAATCTGAACCACATCTCCGACTCTATGACCATGACTCTTGTGCTTCACTGTAATAGTCGTGTCGTCATTTTGTGTATGGATTGGGTTTCTATCTAACTCATACAATCCAGCCTCTGCGTTCTTCATGACCAGAGAACCACCACCTTGCTTAAACTTCGCACGGACCAGACGGAACATCAAGTCTTGATCCTTTGACTCGACATAGTTTGTTCCGTTCTGAGGAAGGAACAATGAGCCTGGAATTGGTTGTGTGGTCACTGTACGTGAAGTCGAACCAAATACGGGTTGTTGTGTCTGTGCACTGAACAACTCATACTCAGTTGACTCAGACGTTACAACAATCGCATACTTCGTCCAAGGTTGTAGGTGAACAGGTTCTTCAAATTCAAATGTCGTTGGACGACCCTGAATAGTGGCCAGAACCGGACCTGTACCAATTGCATCAACATCGCCAGGATTCTTAAACACATGTGAATCTGGTATGATAACATCTGTTGATGGCTTACCGTCAACCACTGGTCGAATGTGGATAGAGACTGGAAGGTTTCCAGTATCCTTACTTCGGAAGTACAACTGAACCTTAGTCAGTGTAAGACCAAACTGATTGTCCACATAGAATGTCTGTGCAAGTGGATTTTCGGGTGGAGTCACTGGATTAACTTCTGGTGACGCTTCACGGTTCCTGTTTTGTATGATATAATCAGAGAGTAGACCCGACATAGTATTAGTATTGTCAAGGTTTCTCAGATCCGCAGTAGTCAGAGCAGCTGCGTTTGTACCATACTTACCTGCAAGTTTTGGATCTACCAGATTAATTTCACCCGCAGCAATCTTGTCCAGTGAGTCTTTAATCTCTTTCGAACTGAATATAGGCGCACGATGGTTAAGGAATGAGAACGGATGTGGTGAATCGGGCCATCGTAGAGATCTCCAAGGATTCCAGATACCGAAGGTGAATCCCCATGCGGCGTAGTATGCGAATGCCTTAGAACCTGCCTCACCCCAATCCGGTGTATCGATATCCAATAACTGGAACTCACGAATACCTGCACGGAATCGTAATGCACTCAGAACACGACCTCTGTTTATAGAGGACTTTCTGTACGTGTTATACTTGACAATATCACGGATTGATGGTATAAAGAACGAACCAATAATCTCACCGTTTGCATCCGAAACAAGTTCTGTCGAACCATCGGGGTGTGCAGTAAGGTCTGCATAACCATATCGGTTCTGTATGTCTTCATCACGATCAGAGAACTGAACGAATGACGATTCTTCTCTTACCCAATCATTGACCTTGACACCGTCAAAGAATGGTGTAAACTTAGTATTAGGCTTGAGACCCTTCGCGTGGAAGTATACCTTTCGAGAACGAATCCAAGGGATCAAGGCCAGATCGACGTATGATGTTCCTACCCGTCGTCGAATAGTCTCTGACTGAAGAGGACGTGTAACGAACTTAGATCCACCTGTTGGTGCAGTTACAGAAGTGAGACTTGATGTGTATCTCTCAGAAGCATCGTCATATGATCGACCCCACGAAATGTTATTTTGGGGATCACGACCACCGTCGTAATTAACATTTTGTTCTGCACCCTGACCAGTCCAGTTCCACTGGTGAGAGTTCCACAAGAATGCTTGCTGTGTGTCAATCTTGTTGTTACCTTGTACCGCACGAGTCGCACGAGAGACCGTGTCTTTCCATTCATCCGATGATGGAGATAACTTGATGGTACCGACCTGTTGTGAGTTTCCGTTTGGATTGACTTTGACAAACGTTGACGCAAGTTCCTGATAGGCCCATTGTTCACTGTCATAGTTCAGATAAACAGTATCACCCTGTTTGACAACACCCTGAGACAGTGATGTGTCCATGACCAGATTGACGTTATGTTCATCCGCCAAAGGACGAATGACCTGACCAACTGGATCGACCGATGCAGCGTAATCTTCATTCTCTGTATCTGCCTTGGTCTGATCTGAGGCATCATCTGTGACCGTACCAACTGTCAATCTTTCGTTACCTGCACTATCCAGACTTGGGGTGTGCAGTGCACGTAATTCTGCAATCGATAGTGTGGTGTACTCCCGCAGACGATCTACCTTTGCTTCCAGTTCTGCGATATCCTTCATTGTGTAATGAGGATGATCGATCTGTTCAAACGCTAGATCATACTCATTCAATGTGTTTGGATTCATACGAATCTTATACAGTTCGATTGCATTTTCGGGTGTAGATTTGAACTGCGGGTTTGCAGCCTGTTGTCCCATCAACAACTGAACCTGACCTTCTTGAGTCATGATTAGTTTGTCTGCACGGGGTAGGTAGTAACTGATATCTGCAGTGATGGTATCACCGTTCTTAGGCAGAGGCATTACATTTACATAAGTCCCGTTGTCGTCTGCGTTTCGGAAATCAACGTAGTTAAACAGACTCACTTCTTGACCATTCTCAAAGACGTGAGTTGGAATGTTTGCGTAACCTAATGTGTTATATGATCCCGCGGCAAAGAAGTCACCCGTTGGGCCATGTTGCAAACGTGAGTACTTAACATAGATTTCGGCGGGTGCACTATCTTGACGATTAAGAATCAAACGACCACGTTGATATGATGCATCTCGTTGACCATCATCCAAGGTGAAACGACCCAACATGTCAATACCCGATGCGTCAGTATTTTTAACCGAATCAAGACCATAGATGTCATAGTGATCAAATTCGTAGTAGTTGTATGCAGTAGAATTTGTTTCGTCGAATCCTGTCTGCAACTGAAGAGTGTCGGTAATGTTTTCAACCAGAGTCTTGGTTCGGAGTTCTGCAGTCTTCTGAACGTAGTAGAGAACTTCAACTCCCTCACCATCAAAATACTGATCATCATCTGACATGGTGATAACACCAGTACTCGCATTGACTGTGTGTGAGATAAACGAACGATTGGCAGAAGAAACAATCCAGTTTGCCGCGTCAACAAAGTTTTCTCCGGCTCCTAACTGATCTGAGATATCGACCGTACCACTTGATCCACCACTGATTGTCTTACTACCAACATAACGTTGTACTCGTAGAACGATATCAGACATGGACTCAACACGAGGACGGGTTGTTGGCATGAGAAGATCGTTGTTAACAGTGTCATACAATCTTACCGCACTGTCAAGAAGACCCTCCGTTGCACCTGCAACAAGTCTGAAGTGGTTGGTACTACTGGTTCCGATAAACCGTGCGTCTTCAATACTCTTGTCAGAGTCGATGTCGACATTCTGAAGATAGACTTTGTGTGATCCTTGTAGTGCAGCCGTTCCTGTCGCAACTTCAACTGAACGAATCCTCGCAACACCAATCTTGTCTGCACCCGTATAGGATGTTCGACTTGTACTCAATGTGACTTCTGCAAGGTCAAGGTTTGGTGCACCTGCACCAGAGTCAACAATTAGATAGTTACCGTACTCAACTGGAACCACATCGTTATTAAAGTTATCTGTCTGTTGTGGCCGAGGAACCTGCAACTTAGTAGTAGTTGGATTATTTACTCTGAAACCACCGACATATGCAGTACCGGATGATACAATAAGTTCTAGAGACGAATCGTTTGCAACCGCATCTTCGAAGTGAATATTGAAGGGGTTTACAATGTAGTCTCCTGACTCTTCGTCTGTACGTATTGCAAGGAGTTCATTGATCTTATTATATGCATCGGACTCTTCAATTTCTTCAACGATCTTTGAGTTCTCGATGTTTGCAAGAAACACGAACGTGTCAGATGTTTCGATGTCGGCCTTGTCAACAAGAGTGAGTGAGATGCGATATCGATCTGCGCCAGGCGCAGCAGTGTTGACCACATCACCCGTGTTATCGTACAAAGAGTTGTCGTCTGAAACAGAGATAACTTCTTGAGTGACTTTGAATCCCACCGTACCTGTAAAGGTCTGACCGTAGTTGTTCAGGATAATTGACTGTTTGGATGCATTGACAAAACGACCAAGGACAAAGAAGTCTCCCGTCTCTACATCAAAACGTGTTGCACGGCCTGTTGAGTTTGGTGTCTCTGTTACTAGTTCATATCCACTACCACTGATATCAAATAGAGTGACCTTGTCACCAAATCGTGTAGGTGCACCAGTAATTACAGAGTTCCCATCATTGATGTACTGAACATAAAGAGTATCGTAAGTAAAACCACCACCCGTGTTTCGGGGTTGTACTTCCAGAACACGAGCTTCGAGATTTGTGAGAGGATCTTGGAATACAGTACCAACTGGGATGTCAGCAAACGCACCACCCTGATTGGTTGATGCAATCTTTATATACTCATAAGATGAGTTAATCGACATACCACCAGATGATACAGCCGCACCTTCTTTGAAGATGTTACGACCAAATCTTCCAATCTCTTGATAGATCAGAGTTTGTAACTGTGTTAACTCTCGTGCCTGTAGTGCACGACCACTGTTAAACAGTATTTGATGAAAATGCTTATCCTTGTCAAAGTCATCGTCATACGTTCCACCAAGGGATGCGGATGTAAATGTGGTTGCCATATCTTAGTCCTGTCCTAAGTCAATAACTACTCGAATATCTTCGGTCTGTGTAGATGTACGGTCTATTGTACTGTTTAGGGTATTTATGTACAAAATCTCACCCGAATATCGGTCGATTTCTGGGTTGTTGTCTGCATCAATAACTTTTGATGTTGATGGTACTGTTGTCGACGTAATTGTATCCGTAACATTGAATGTTCCAAATCCTGTCGAGTCGTTTTGTATATAATATAACCTGTTGTTAGATGTGTCGTGCCAGTGAGTCTTTCCCTTCACCTGTGCGGATGTCTCAAAGATTTCATCTGCGGTAAATGTTCCTGAACCAGCACTGACTGTAAAGTAATTCATCGCATTACCCACTGCACCTGTGTAGTCGGTCTGACTACCAAATTCATTAGGCTTACGTAGCAATGCAACACTGAGGAAATCATTATTTGGATCTGCGAGTGGTATGGTACCATTCTCATCATCCTGAATCGTGGTTTGTACCATGAGTTTATCTGCACGAAGTGTCGCAACCGGATCAAGGTTTACACCACCTTTCGGGCCCATGATAGGTCTCAACACTGCGTCTCCGGCAGAGGGAATGATCTTCGCAAAGTCATAACCAGAACCATGTGATATTGTTCCAAACCCGTCGGAGTCAACTGTGACTGCGACAATCTTACCGTTGTTCAGGGAGACGCTGAATGACGCACCCGTACCATTACCTTCAATATCTAGACGGGGTGCGAACTGATAACCCGAACCACCTGAGTCAATTGCAATACCGATGATCTCACCATCAATCGATTCATTCTGCAATGTACGTTGTTCGTTTAACTGAGAGATTGAAGACTCGGATCTAATTTGTTGTACCGGCATGTAATCATTGGTTTTAAATCGATTAACGGCCAGACCAGACATCTGATACAAGTATCTCCAAACATAACCATCTGACGTTGGGAACGATCTGCGAGTATTGTCATATGCAGCTGCAAGTGCAGACGTAGGTTTTATCGTAGATGGTTGTGCAACACCAGATGAATTCTTACTTGTCTCCACGCAAAGGAACACTTCGTTAAGATCATTAACGACATAAAACTGTATTTGGTTTAAATTTTCATTATCGTATGCGTTATAGACTTCACCCGAAGTCCAGTCGTATGTTTCGACAACAAAAGAATTGGCACTGGCAATCTTGACGAATTGCATTTCATTTCGAAAACGCATTTGACCAAGAAGACCCACACCAGTTGAGTCTGCACCAGAAATACCGATGTAGTATCGAGAACCAGAACTATCAAGATCCTGTTTAAACTGATCTAGTAGAACTTTCTTTGCATCTCCTGTTATAGAACTAGCCATGAATCTCTTCTCTCAAATATCTTATTTATAGTGTGTCTACGGCAGTTGCGGTCGATGCTGCTGCATCATATCGTAGAATTGCATTTCGAACCGGCGTAATAGTTGCTGGGTTGGCCGGTGTGGCATTAATTTTCACAAACGATCCAGTAATCAAACTAATCGTGAATCCTTCGAGTGTTAGTGTTCCCGTTGTAGGATCATAAGAACCTACGTTATCTAACGCAAGTTGTCCAGTATTTACATCAAACAATTCGAGTGTGGTGGAGTTTAGTTTATTTCTAAGGTAACAAACGTTTCCTTTATATCTAAAGTTCTTAGAAAGGATTGAGTAACTCACATCGTCCGGACTTGCTATTGCAGCTGGATATGTGATCGTATAACTAGACTTTCCGACAACCGGAACAAATCTGTTCTGCATCTCAATTGTTGCACGAGATGACAAGACGGATGGCCCTGTCTCATCGATCTCAGTAAGAAGATTTGATCGACGGAACGATTGATCAAAGTCACCAAGGTTCGCATCGAAGTAATTCTGCATAGAAGTCTTAACGTTGTTTTGAACTGAGGTGCGTGACTGTGATGTAAGGTTCTGGTTGAACTGGAAGAACACCTGAGATTCGAGGAATGTCTCTACGGGATCAACAAACTCAACAGTGAATGATACAACCGCAAGATCTTTTAGTAGGTCACGTATGTCGTCCTTGGTCTTTTGAATGATGGTCGCATCTGTTGTTGTGAAAACAAGTGAAGTGAACACAGTACCAAACTGCGGGGGTACGTTATCTTCCCCACCCCATGTTTGTACATCTGAGACAACGTTACCGAACTCTCGTAGAATCAGTGCAGAGTAATCTTCTGCGGTGACTGCACGGTTCTGTGCAGCATACTGATAAGGTGCGTTTTTACGAATAGACTCAAGGCCTTCTTTGAGTGAACCACCGGATGCAAGAGTTGTGGTAGTAATATTGATTGTCTTACCATTCAATGTGTTTTCTGCTTCGAATGTCCGTGCACCGTTTGCTTCTGGTCCAGAGACCACGTCATAGGCGACTTCGATCTTATTACCACTGACGGGTGACACACCTAGACGTGAACCATTTGAGAATGTCACCTCATAGAAACCATTAGGGGTTTCCTTGATTACAAAGATTTTAGAAGATGAAGTAACACTAGTGGTCACATTGATGTTTGTATATACATCATATGCGGTTGTCGATGTATTATCATACACTCTTACTTCAACCGTGTCAAGATCTAATCGTGTTTCGGGAATGACATAAGAGTCATTTTCTGAAACAGGGCCCGCAATGAATGACTTAGTCTTTGCCGTCCCTTCGAATACGGATACGTTGGTGTTTGCATTTACGGAGAAGTAGTAGAGACCGTTACCGTCATCGGTTGCAGTCAAAACTTCTCGCGTCTTGAAGGTGTATGTCTTGTTATCAACGGATGTTGTAAAGGTGAATCCCTTTGGCATTGTGACCGACGATGGCTTGGTTGTGTCTGAGGAATAATCCACGTACATACGTAACACTGCGAATGATGCAGATCGAGAACCTACCACATAACCCAAAGAACTTGCAAGACCGACCAGAGACGATCTCAACTGTGCAGTCGATAGGAATGATTCGTTCAATGCAAAGTTTGCGAGTAGGCCATTATAGTGTGTGTTATACGCAAGTACATCTAACAGGTTCGATACACCCGATGCTTCAAAGTTATAATCTGCAAACTGTGACTTCTGTGCAAGAAACAGTTTGAGATTGTTTTTGATTTCATCGAAATCTAAATCTGTTGATTTGATAGTGGTCGCCATTTCTTATCCTCGTTAAGACTGTTCTACCAACAGTATGAGTTCGTCTTGTGTCAACAACTGTTGTTCATCTTCTGGTTTCAGTATCGCACCATCCAAAATTCCAAGTTCGTCAACACGTAACAACAAATTGCCAAACGTTACCAGACGTTGACCCGCTTCCGACAAAACAATTTCGTCTGGTTCGGGAGTAGGTGTAACAGGTAAAATCACGGGCGCGGCCGCGGGAGTCTCTGTTATCTTGACCCTGAGTGTGTCCGAAACCTGTGAGTTGATCACACGGAATTCGATTACTACTGACACACTATTGTAGTCTGGTGTCGCAACAATTTTTAAACTTAATACTTTGACTCGTGGTTCAAACCTTTCGATTGCCGCACGAATCTGATTAATCATTAGGTCTGCTGTGTTCTCATCCATTAGTTCGAACAACAGGCCACCCAAGTCACCACCAAATTGTGGTTTGTAAGGTTTCTCGAATCGGTTAGTCAACAACAATGTCTTGATTGCTTGTTTGACCGATGCCGCATCTAATTTGCGTAGTACGTCCCCGTCACCACTCGTGTACGTTGGTGCGGTTCTGGCATCCAAAGTAAGATCGATATCCGAATAGTCACGCTCACGTACAACACGAGCGCTGTTACTCAGTTTCCCATCTTCATTGGAAAATATCTTTGCCATAGTCCGTAAAACCTTTTCTTTTTATTTATACGTTAAGGCAGGATCTCTAACAACTCATTCTTGGATTGTAACGATCCGTTGTAAGTTGTTTTCAAATCATAACTGAACGATACCTCAAAGGACTCAGGCACTTCCGGCATCGTGAGAAGAATAGAAGAAGTGAGATCATCACTTGGATCGAATGTGTCGTAGGCCAGTTCTAACTCATTGTAGTCGATATAATCTTTCCAATACACAGCGAGATCAAATGTTTTACGAGGATCACTTTTACCGTTAATGTCAATGACCTGATAACCGATACCACGACCGAATCTTCGTTCCTCGTTGAAACCTCCTGGCCTCTCTCCCCGATACCCTGCGGCAGTAAAATCCTGATAAGGTTCGTACACACCGTCCGATACAATCAAACGATGTTGTGCAAATTCAACGTTAGACACAAAGGTGTTCATTGCCTTTGCATGAAGAATAAGATTACGTGATACCTGAGATCTATCCACGGGTCCAGAGAAAGAATCATTATAGAGACGATCCCATTGTGTACGTGACCCGATTGCACCAAGAAACTTTGCACACGTTATCCCAGGCCCTAATCGAGTCGCAGAGGTGATGTCTCCCGTAGGATTGTATTGTGGATCAACTAGTATCTTCATCGTGTATTCACCTTAAATCGTTTACTGCGATTATCTGAAGGGTTGTTTCCTATTAGTTCTTTTCCAAAACGTAATGTACCTTTCTTTGCAGCAGTGCGTCCAATATTCGTCGGCAAGTTCTTCTTGAAGTTCGAACTCAACTTACCTTCCCCAACCAAGAAACTGGTGAACTCTCCGTTGTTCAGGTTTGCGGGATCACGCAACTTGGATCGAATCTCATCAATCGTAGGATCATGACTGAACAACTCTTTGTAGTCATCCGACCGCAGTATCTTGTCCTTGAGTTTACTGTCCACACTCACACCACGAATACCATACTTGGATGTTGACAACTGCAACTCAACTATGCCAGGGTTTGGTAATGGTGCAGTTGGTGGTATGGGTATGTAAGGCATGATGCCTGGCTTCGGTGTAGGTACGATAATAACTGGGGGTGGTCCACCCTCTTTCACCGCAGTCTTCGCCAGTAGTGCACCCTTCGCAGATGTCGCAAAACCTGCGAATGATGATGTGATTGCATAGTCTGCGTGAAACGCTTCGGTCGCACGACCAACCAATGATCCATAGAATGTAGATAGGTTGGTGAGACCGCCAGGGGCTCCACCGTATGTTTTACCATAGTAGTCCATCAACGGACCACCGAATGTACCCTTGTGACCGATCATCGATACGGTTCGTGCAGTAACGTTTGCAGTAGATGCGGCCGCAACCCACTCGTTGACTGCAGTCGTAATAAGATCTGTACCCGTAAGAAGTTCGGTCGACAACTCTGTATAGATTTTTGTGTCACCCTTTGTGACCATGTATCGTGAACCAAGTACTGTGTCTGTACTCTGTCCCACGACCTGAGTTCCTCGTGTACCACGTATCGTGTGGTTCTGATCACGATTAACTACTTTGTTGTGTCGTCCTTTGATTTCTTCTTTTTTGTCTCCGGCAACATCAAGGTTATAGTCGCCCCCAACAGAAACATTAAAGTCACCGTCAATACGTAAATCAACATTACCTTTGTAAACAAGGTCACCCTCGCCCTCCACTATAGTTTTTGAATCCCCACCGACAACTTCGATTCTTTGTTTCCGTGTTGATATGAGAACAGATCCATCAGCACGAAGTTCAATCCCCGCACCCGTTCGATGTTTGATAAGAACACGTTCACCGCCAGGCGTATCGTCCATCTCAAACGAGTGTCCCGATGGTGTCTCCTGTACCTGATTGAACGGAAAGATAGACGGTTCTTGATTCGGTAGATCAAGGTCGACATTGACATCACCACCACCGGCCGAGAGACGATTGACTCTTTCTCCAGTTGCGGATTTACTGATCGAGGTGTCATAGAAATATTCCCGCTTGGGATACTCACCCGATGGATCAGCGAATCCCTCTTTGGGGATACCCTGAGTCACCTCTTTTGCGATACCGGATTTGTTGACCCGTGTTTGATATTCGTCTGAGAAATTTGTCATTCGTTTATTTCTGCCGTCGTAAATGGTGATTGATTCAATGGGTCATCAAACTTAGAATCTTTGTCGAAGTTTGCCTTCACGTATGCACGAACATCAAAGCCTGGATCGTTCGTAAGATCATCAATGTCTTGGTGTCCCACGATCTGACCACCCTCAAACACATTGTAGAATGATCGACAGAAGTGATCAAAGGTGTTAAACTGGGATCGAGTCAAGGATTGTACGGATGTAAAGTCTTCGATGTTTCGTGTCTCACTAGGAACATTTATACCACCCACAAATACGATACCTATACTTCTTTGATTGTGATCGTTCACAACCGCATGTTCACCAATGATATTTGCTGGACGACCACGTTGTAATGATCCATCCCTTCGTATCACATAGTGATAACCAATACCATTGAGATTATTTGCAAGGTGTGTCTCGTTGATCTCTTCACTACCGATGTTCTTGTTGGTAGGTGTCTCCGTCCAGTGAACTACAACTTCTGTGACCTCTCGTTTGATATTACGTAACTCGGCCTGTAATTCTTCGGTCGATGAAATATAAGGGAATACAGGTTCACCTTGTCCGTCTTTCCATTCCTTTTCAAAAGAACCTATCACATAGGGTTCGTCGAATACTATGTCATCGAGATCAGGCCGTGTTGCATTTGTGATCGTGGTATCGATCGTCTTCAGGAATGCACGAATCTCATCTGCGGGTTTACCCGTTGATTGGAACAGAAGATCCACTGCGAGTTGTTCTTCTTGTGAGTTGCCTTGAGACAGATTGACGACTCGTGTAACGTCAGCATCTTTTAATTTTGGTGCAAACTTCTTGACATCTCTCTTAATCTCTGTTAAGGTCTCAGTAGAAAGTTCCTGAACAATACCATTAGTTCCGTCACTTGCAACTCTATTTGAAACCAAAGAGTTTTTTTCATCTGCGAGGGCCTGATACTGATTACGTAAATTCTGTTGTTCTTGGGCAGACGCAATGGCCTTCGCACCATCGGTCACACCCGAGATATCTGCAAAGTCTTTCTTTGCTGCTGCACTCTTGAGATTCTGTTTGATGTTACTAGCCTTGGTCACGACCTCACCCAAAGACTGTAGGGGATTGGTTTTTACATTATCAATAAAAGAAGAGAACTCATCATTACCAACTGGCATTCTTGGTGTAATGGGACCAGCTGTTATTTCACCGTAAGTCGGAGATGAGTCGTCTGTGTCGATACTGATTGGCATTGTGATTGATCGGTTGATGTCCGTAACCGAACCAACCGCAGTTTCTAATTCATCCATAACACCTTCAACTGCTCCCGTTGCGAGAGTGTTGATTGTGTCTGCCGTGAAACCACCGATCTTTCCAGCAAGGTCAGTGCCTGCCTTGAGTAGACCATCCGCAGAGGCATCGACAACCGCGGCTTGTAGTTCTCCAGCAAGATCCCCTGCGGCTTCTCCCGCAATCTCTGTAATTGATCCGGTCAATCCATCAATTGAATTAACACCCAAACCTGTAATCAACTGAATAATACTAGACAGTGTACCACTCACACCACCCGTTGCATCCAGAGACGATGTTTCCGGTACGGTGATTGTTTGACCATCAAGGGTAATCTCTTCGAACGAAATTTCTACCTTCGCACCAAATGC